CAAACGTTCACGACCTCCGCTTGGCCGCCATTGGGGCGGCCTTTTTTCTGCCCAACCGAAAGGCCCTTGCCCCATGGAGAATACCGCTACCCCCACCCCCGTCGCCGCCGCTGTCGATCCGCTGGAGGCCAGCTTCGACATCGTCACGCGTCAGGATCGCGCCGAGGCCGAGATTGCCAGCCTGCGCGGCGATGTCGACGAAGTGAAGTCGCGCCTCGACAAGGTCGCCCGCGCCGCCTCGCGCCCGGTGATCAGCGGCGGCCAGGCGAGTGACAGCACCGAGATCAAGGGCTTCGTCGATGGCTATCTGCGCCGCGGCCGCGAGACCGAGATCAAGTCGCTCAGCGGTGCCAACCCGGCCGATGGCGGCTTTGCCGTGCCGCGCCAGATCGACGCGCTGATCGCCGCCCAGCTGCTCGACATCAGCCCGATCCGTGCGATCGCGCAGGTCGTGCAGACCGGCACCGCCGGCTATCGCAAGCTGGTCGCGACCGGCGGCACGGCGTCGGGCTGGGTCAGCGACGTCTCCCCGCGCCCGGAGACGGCCACAACGAAGTTCGCCGAAATCGCCCCACCGTCGGGCGATCTCTACGCCAATCCGGCGGCGAGCCAGGCTATGCTCGATGACGCCGCCTTCGACATCGAAACCTGGCTGGCCAACGAGATCGCGCTCGAATTCGCCCGCGCCGAAGGCTCCGCCTTCGTCAAGGGCACCGGCACCAACCAGCCCGAAGGCTTCCTCACCGGCGCCAAGGCCACGGCGGAGGACGGCGTGCGCGCCTTCGGCACGCTGCAATATGTCGGTTCGGGCAGCGCGACCGGCCTCGGCACCGCGCTCGATGCCAAGCTGATCGACCTGATCCATGCGCTCAAGTCCGGCCACCGCCAGGGTGCATGCTTCGTGATGAACTCGGCCACCCTCGCCAATGTCCGCAAGCTCAAGACCGCCGACGGCGCGTTCCTGTGGCAGCCGGGCCTGGTGGAAGGCCAGCCCGACCGGCTGCTCGGCTACCCGGTGATCGAGGCCGAGGACATGCCCGATGTCGCGGGCGGTGCCTTCCCGATCGCCTTCGGCAACTTCCGCCACGGCTATCTGATCGCCGAGCACAGCGCCACGCGGGTGCTGCGTGATCCCTTCACCAACAAGCCCTTCGTGCACTTCTACGCGACGAAGCGGATCGGCGGGAAGGTGCTCGATTCGAACGCCATCAAGCTGCTGAAGATCGAAGCCTAGGCCCCGGCCAGGCTTCGCTGTCCCGGCCCGGTAGAGCGCCCCCTCGCTCCCGCGCCGGCTTCTCGCGCCCGCATCGCTTCAGGCCATCCCCCGCCTGACCCCGCGATGCGGGCGCACTTCGTTTTGAACAGAATGTGGGAGAACCCGCGATGCAGCGGACAATCGTGCAGCCACCAGTGCCCGGCGAGGCTGCGCTGGCAGAGCTGAAGCACTGGCTTGCCATCAGCCGGCCGGACGAGGACGCCGCGCTCATGCGGCTGCTGGAAACCAGTGTGACCATTTGCGAGGCCTTTACCGGCCAGTCGCCCCTGCGCCAGACGGTGGAAGAAATCGTTCCCGTCAGCACCGGCTGGCAGGAACTTGTGGCACGACCGGTCCAGGCATTGCTGGCTGCAGCGACTATCGCCGAGGACGGCACCCGCACCACGCTCGACACGCCCGAACTGGTGCTCGAACTGCGTGCTGCGGGGAGCGCCTGCGTGCGCCTTGCCCAACCGCTCGAAGCGCGGGCGGTGGCGCTCCAGTTGAGCGTCGGCATCGCCGCTGACTGGGAGGCGCTGCCTCCGCCGCTGGCGCAGGGCATCATCCGTCTTGCCGCACACCATTACCGCGACCGCGACAGCAAGGGCAGCGCCGTGCCGCCTGCCGCCGTGACCGCGCTGTGGCGCCCGTGGCGTCAGGTGCGGCTCGGATGATCCGGGCCAGCGCTCCGGCCGACGGGCTGGTCCGGCGGCTACGTCTGCGCGCCCAGCGCCTTGCCGACCGTCACCTGCGCGCGACCCGCCGCAGGGGCTGCACGAGCTGGCATTCGCCTGCCGCGCTGTGGCCCGATTTCGTCGACAACAACCCAGGGAGCTGAGCGCCATGGAAAACGATCTGCGCGCCGCCTTGATCGCATGGCTGCGCTCCGATCCGGCGCTCGCCGGGATCAACACCATAGCCGAAGAGGCACCGCTCAGCGCCAGCCCGCCATGGCTCGGCATTGCCGCGAGCGCATCGATCGACTGGGGCACCAAGGACCGGGTGGGCCGCGAAACGCGGATCGCGCTCGAACTGGAAACGCGCACCGATCTGACCGCCGCCGACGCGGCGCTGCTCGGCGCGATCGAGCGCCGCGTGCTGACCTTGCCGCCGTTCCATCCCGGCTTCGAGCTCGCCTCGATCCGCTTCCTGCGTTCGCGCAGCGAGGCCCGCGACGACAATCGCCGGGCTGCGCTGCTCGAATACCGCTTCCGCATTCTCGCCCCCGTCACGGAGTAAGCCCCATGCCCGCACAATCCGGCTCTGCCTTCCTGCTCAAGATCAGCGACGGCGCCGCCCCTCCTGCCTACCAGACCGTCGCCGGCCTCAGGACCACGCAGATGTCGATCAATGGCGACACCGTGGTGGTCACGCACAAGGGCTCGGGCGGCTGGCGCGACCTGCTCTCCGGCGCCGGCACCCGCTCGGTCTCGGTCAGCGCCGCGGGGATTTTCCTCGGCAGCGCCGCCGAAAGCGCGGTCCGCGCCCATGCGCTGGCCGGGACGCTCGACGACTATGAACTCTCGTTCGAGGATGGTGAGAAGCTGCGCGGAAGGTTCCTGGTGCAGCGGCTCGACTATGCCGGAGATTTCAACGGCGAGCGCAGCTACACGCTCCAGCTGGAAAGCTCGGGACCGGTGATCGCGGCATGAGCCCTGCCGCCAATCCCTTGCGCGGCGAATGCGACATCGTGATTGCCGGCCAGACGCACCTGCTCCGGCCGAGCTTCGAGAGCCTCGTCCTCGCCGAAGCCGAGCTGGGATCGCTGTTCGCGCTGGTCGAGCGGGCGTCACAGGGCGCGCTCACTCTGGCGGAGATCGCAGCGCTGCTGTGGCACTGCCTGCCGCCCGGCAGCCGGCCCGATCGCAACGTCGTGGGAGAGGCGATTCTCGCCATGGGGCTGGTCAGCGCCACTCGCCCGGTGCGCGCGATTCTGGCCCAGGTGCTTCAGGGCGAGGCGTGAACGCGACCTTTGCCGATGCCGCGCGGCGGTGCTGCGCATTGTCCGCGAGGCTGCTGGGCTGGCGACCGGCCGAATTCTGGGCGGCGACCCCGACCGAGCTGGCAATGGCGCTCGCCGACCCGGCCGATCCAGCCGCTCCGCCCCTGCCCACCCGCGACCTTATCGATCGCATGATGGAGTGCCACCCCGATGGATGACAATTTCGATGCGCTGGTGATCGACGTGCGCGCCAGCACAGACGGCTTTGCCGCCGACCTCGAGACCATGCGCCGCTCGCTCGACACGTCCCTGCTCGACGGCTTCGGCCGGGCGGGCAACGTGCTCGAGAACGGCCTGCTTTCCGCCTTGCGGCGCGGCAGTCTCGGGTTTGACGACTTGAAGCGGGTGGCTTTCCGCGCGCTCGACGAGATTGCCTCTCACGCGCTGCAATCGGGCCTCGCCAACCTGTTCGGCGGCTCCGGTAGCGGCGGTTTGGGCGGGCTGATCGGCCAGTCGCTCGGCGCGCTGTTCGGCCTGCCCGGCCGGGCAACCGGCGGTCCGGTGTCGCCGGGGCGCGCCTATCTCGTCGGCGAGAACGGCCCTGAAGTGTTTCTGCCGACTGCCTCGGGGCGGATCGAACGCGGGGACGGCGGTGACGGCACGCATGGGCGCGCGGTGAATGTCGCGATCCAGCTGGCCGTGCCGCGCGGCACCGCAGCGCCCACCGCGATGCGTCGCTCCTCGCGCCAGATCGCCAGCGCGGTCCGCCGCTCCCTCCAGCAGGTCTGACAGAGGAACTCCCATGGCATTCTGGCTCGCCCGCGAACGCCGCGCGCAGGAAAGCAGCTTCATCCAGCGCTTCGATCCGCGCTTCTGGACCGTCAACTTCCCGCGCCCGGCGATGGGTTCGGTCGTGACGCTCGGCCCGGACGCGCTGCGGGTGGATATTGAACTGCACCATGCAGGCGAGCTGGTCGGACTGATCTGGGACAGCGCCGATACGCTCGATCATCCACTGCTCGCCTATGCGACCGACCGCGACTATTCGCACACGACGCTCAGCTTCCGCTGGCAATCGCAGGGCGTGATCCCGCTGGATCTGCCCAACGGGCCGACCCTGACGATCGAGGGGCGCGATGCTGCCGGGCTGCCGCGAACCTGGTACGTGCGGCTGTGGAACTATGCCGAAGGCACGCCAACCGACGCGCGGGTGAGCCTGCCCTTCTCGGCGCTCGAAAGCGGCTACGGCCTGCCCGGCGAGCTGGTGCATCCGGACGATATCGACCGCATGTTCATCTCGCTGGTGGCGCCGGGCTATGTCGCGGGTAGCACAGCGCCGCTGCCGGCACGGTTCAACGGCTCGGTGACCTTGAGCGAGATCGCCACCGATGGCGGGCGCGGGATGCTCGAAATCGGAGATGTCCTGCTTCCGCCGCATGGCGAGCGCATGGCAACCGCCTATGACGATGCCTACAACCAGACCCCTGCACGGTTGATCAGGGCGATTACCGGCCTCGGCTATCGCGACGATCTGGTGCACTATGTCGGCATGAGCCACTTCATGCGGCTCGAACGCCAACCCGGCGGTGGCCTGCTTGCACCGGCAACCGGAGCCCTGTGCGAACCGGCGCGGGCGTGGCATCGCAGCTTTCTCGAGCTGGCACGCGCTGCCGATCTCGAAGTGATCGCTTCGCTCTCCTACGAGCTGTTTGACGCCTATTGTCCCGAGGCATGGAAGCAGCGCACCGCCAGCGGCGCGCCCGCGCTGACCGGATGGGTACCGCCGTCCTCGCTGCTCTCGCCCGCCAACCCTGCGGCCATGGCCTGGCTGGCCGATTGCGCCGGGGCTTTCGTCGACCTCCTCGTCGAGGCCGAGTTACCGGTTCGCTTCCAGATCGGTGAGCCGTGGTGGTGGGTCACCGCGGCAGGCGAGATCTGCCTGTACGACGATGCCGCGCGCGCCGCCTTTGGCGGACAGCCCCCGGTGATCGCAGACCTGCGCGCGCCGCTCGATGCTCCTGCCATTGCGCTGCTCGATGCAGCCGGCGCGCTGCTCGCGCAGTCGACCGCCGATCTGACTGCCGCAATCAGGGCCGCGAGCCCGAACGGCGCCGAGGTGCTGCTGCTGGCCTTTACGCCAACCATCCTCGATCCGGCCATGCCCGAGCTTTACCGCGCCAACCTACCCGAAGGCTGGGCCGCCCCGGCGTTCGACCGGTTGCAGCTGGAGGATTACGACTGGCTGACGGCAGGCGCCGATGCCGCGCGGCGCAAGGCCTATGCCTTGGTCGACGCACGCCTCGAATATGCCGCTGCCGATCAGGACTATCTCGCGGGATTTGTGCTCGATCCGGCCGATGCGGAAACCTTCTGGACCCGGATCGACCGCGGGCTCGACGAAGCCACACAGCGCGGCATCGCCCGCCGCTACGTCTGGGCGCTGCCGCAGGTCAATCGTGATGGATACACCCGCCTCCCCCCGTTCCCGGAGCCAGTCATGGATGCCTTCGACGATGTCCTTTATCCCTTTGCCCTGGGGCGCAACACTGCCGTGGCGCCCGAGTTCTCCACGTCGATTGCGGTGACCGCGTCGGGTCACGAACAGCGCAATGCCCTGTGGTCCGATGCGCGGATCCATTTCGATGTCGGACCCGGCATCCGTTCGGAGGCCGAGCTGTCGGAACTGCTCGCCTTTTTCCGCGCCCGCCGTGGCCCGGCGCGGGGCTTCCGGATCATGGACCCCTTCGATCACAGCTCCAACGGCATGACCGGCACCCCGACCATGTCCGATCAGCTCATCGGCACCGGTGACGGCCTTGCTGCCGATTTCCAGCTGACCAAGTCCTATGGGGTCGGGCCCGACCCGCAGGTGCGGCCAATCACCCGCCCGCGCCCCGAAACCCTGCTGGTGAGCGTTGACGATGTCGCCACTACGGCCTGGACCCTGCGTTCAGGCGGCGTGCTCAGCTTCCTCTCCCCGCCTCCCGCAGGCGCGAAGGTCAGGGCGGGCTTCCTGTTCGATGTGCCGGTTCGCTTCGCCGAAGACCGGATCGATGTCTCGGCGGTCAACTTCGCCGCTGGCGAGGCGCCTTCGATCCCGCTGATCGAACTGCGCGAGGCGGTGTGATGCGGGTGTTCTTCGACCGCGCACTCGATACGGTTGCGACCTTCTGGCGGGTCTATCGCCGCGACGGGGTGATGCTGGCCTTCACCAGCCATGACCGCGATCTGGCATTCGGCGGGATCAACCACCGCGCAGCGCCCGGGATGGTTCCGGCAGCGATCCGGCTGAGTGCCGACATCGCCAACGACAGCGCCGAGGCCGAAGGCGCGCTTAGCCACGTCTCGATCCGGGAGGCCGATCTGGCGGCAGGACTGTTCGATG